GATTGAGGTAAAAGTCTTAGCTTCTGGATCACGGGGAAATTGTTACCGAGTCACTGATTCGGTAACACCTCTTCTCATTGAAGCGGGGATCCCGATCAATGAGATCAAACGAAAGCTGGACTTTAAATTAAACGAGATTCAGGGATGTCTGATCACTCACGAACACAAAGACCATTGCAAGGCGGCGGCCGGACTCATTCGCGAGGGGATCAAATGCTATATGTCATACGGAACGGCAAGCCATATCAGCAAGTCATTTGACGGATTGATGTATGGGAATTTAGCGTCTGGAATTCAGGAGAATATCGGCACCTGGACTATCCGGCCATTCTCCACGGAGCATGATGCCGCTGAACCGCTGGGATTCCTGCTCCAGAACCGCATGGGCGAAAAGCTCCTATTCATCACCGACAGCTATTACTGCAAATACAAATTTACCGGATTAAACGTAATCATGCTGGAGTGTAACTATTCCGCCGATATCCTGGCGGCCAACGTGGAGGCCGGGCGGCTGCCGGAGTCACAAAAGAACCGGCTGCTGAAAAGCCATTTCTCGCTGGCCAATGTGAAGGAGTTTCTGAAAGCCAACGATCTGACTAAGGTGCAACAGATTATTTTACTCCACCTTTCAGACGGAAATTCGGATGCTAAAAGATTTAAAAAAGAGATTCAAGAATTATGCGGAAAGCCGGTTTATATCGCGGCGGGAGGTGGCGGATTTGAGGAAGTTTGAGCTGGTTTTGGACGGCATCACCAATGAGTCTATTTTGTACCCGGATGGCACGGTGAAATCATCCGTCCGGGATATCGTCCCCGGCCAGACGTTATTGCTGGATGTGACCAATCTGGCCGACATGGGGCATAGCGAGGCGGAGCATGTGCGGTGGTTGACTGAAAAAGCGGGGTATGTGGAGGTGTGGGGATGAGCTTTTACCGGGATGCCATACGGAAAGCCAAAAAAGATCATAAATGCAATGTTTGCCACGGGCAGATCGTCAAGGGCGAGAAGTACCACGATAAGGCGGGGAATCAGGACGGTGTAATTTGGGAATCAAAAGAGTGCGAAACGTGTCAGCCGTTAATTCTTGAATTTATGCAAACGGACCGCTCTGATGAGGGGTATTGCGACGAATGGATTCACGAGTGGTGGCGTGATGTATTTTGCTATGACTGCCAGAAACATTACTTACCCTGCGAACCGGACGAACATTGCACCGTAGAAAGTGGACTTCCTTGCGAATACAAAACAAAGTACGGCACCTGCGAGGCAGGCGATACCTGCGACGATATGACTCACTACTGCCGATGTGAAAACTATATTTCTGCGGAGGTGGCCCCATGCGAAAACCCATAACCATCGCCCTGATCATCCTGACGATCTGCATCCTGGCTCCGGCGTATATCAGCGCCAATCCTGGGCCGGTGATGCCGGACAGGTACACGCTGTACCAGGTGCAGCCAGGCGACACCTTATGGCATATCTCCGGGCGCTTTATGCCGACCATCGATAACCGGCGCGGCGTGTATTGGATTCGGCAATGCAACGGCATCCCGGACGGGTATGTAATCCAGCCCGGGGATCAGTTAAATATCCCGGACGATGATGGTGCCCCGGTCAAAATCATCAACGATGTCAAATTCGTAGGTCTCATAGGGATTGTTTTTGTCCCGTTTGGAGGACTTGAAGTGATCATTGGTATAAACCAGTTCGCAGATCACGTCCGGCACGTCCAGGCCATATTTGACGGCTCTCAGCTCAATGCCGCGATATCCCGGCATCATCGTCATGCTGTATTTCCCTTTGGTGTTATTTTTAAAGGGGATCAGGCTGACGTGATTGGACTGTAGGGGATCCCAGCCGACGCGGGCGGCAGACACCACCGCCTGGGCCAGCGCTTGCATATCGACATTTGCCCAGATAACCGGCAGGGGATCCTGATATTTGCCGGTTTTCTTTAATCGCTTTTCCTCGGCGGCTTGCAGGGCGACATCCGCGGCCATGAAGTAGTTCTGGACTAGTCGCTTCTGATTTCCAGCCAGGGCCACTTCGCCAACGCCGGTGCCAAATTCGCTAATTACCATATTGGTAAAGCGTTCGGATTGGGATAGTTCCTGTTTTGCTAATGCAGTTTCGGTCATGTGGGTTTTCCTCCTTATGCTACCTTAAAATATTTTTTTACTATTTTTTCAACTACGCCGTATTTGTGGTGTGCTGCTATGCTTTCCGAGATAGATTTTTTCTGAAATCCGGACGCTTGACGCCGGCTGCTTTCCCGGTAATCAAACGCCTCGTTCATGCACCTTGTTGCCAGCACGTAATTAATAAAATATATGTCGCCGGCATCGTTAATGTTATATCTCGGCCGGAGATTAACGCCGCAGTATTCCGGGGATAAGTCTCCAAGATATAGACCCCTGTTTTCCCGTTCATCGGAACGCTTATAGGCAATTAACTCAGTCGCGAATAACCTTGCGTTTTCAAGAAAATTTTCATCAATATTAACAATAAACAAATGCCTCGAATGGAAATATTGAGAAACGATTAGGCAAAACCTTAATTCTTCTTCCATCACGCGACCTCGATTCTTAAGGTTTTATCTGCCGCACTGACTACCAGTTTGATCAACTGTCCCTTGGTCGGGATCAGCTCCGTGACGCTCTCGGAATTATCCACGAAGATCGGGGCGTCAAATCCGTAATGGTCAGCCAGGGTATTGATGACATCCAGTCCGGCATTGATCTTGGCTCCATTATTCAGCGCCCCCTCGTAAGGAATGCCGTTGATTGTGGTCTGGCAGCACTCGGCTATCCCGCCATTAACTTGCTGATCAAAGAGCTTGAATCTGGCAAATTTGAATTTAGCGTTGATTCTGTCGGTCAGCAGGGCCACCTTCGCCCGGACAAATTTATCGCAAAGGAACAGTTCCTCTTCCAGACGCTCATATTCGGCCGCCAGCGCCTTTTGCTGTTTGGTGAGCTCAATGATTCGTGCCTGTCCCTCTTTGTGCTGTCTTGCCCGGTTCTGCGCGTCCTCAATGGTGCGAATCTGCTGCTGGATGTCGGCCAGTTCTTCGCGGGCCTTTTCGATGACGGATTCGCTGCCGGCGTTCAGCTTGGTGATGTCGGATTCCAGGGCGGCAACTCGGCTACGAAGATCGCTCATTTCTGGGGTGATTGCTTCAATGGCATCAAAGGCGTTGATCTGGGACTGCAGTTGGATGGATTCCTTTACCTTTGATTTCAGCAATTCTTCTTCGTTGTCAACCTCGGCCTGCAGTTCGGTGATTTGGCGCTTAATTTCATCTGCCCGGGAAGTGAACGCTTTTCCATCTGCAACAATGTTGGCCAGCCTGGTCGCTTTCGACAGGTTAAACTGCTCCAGCGCTTTCTGTTTGGCTGCGGCCAGTTGATCTTCCGGGAGATTTTGTCCGCACGCCGGGCAGGATGTTTCTTGAGTGATCTCGAATTTTTCAGCATCGATCTTGCGCCATTCAGCCCGCATTTCTTCTGCTGTTTTTTCGGCCAACTTAACCAGTTCTGTTCTTTCGGTAATCTTGTTGTTTTTGGCTGGAATGTTATTTTTTAAACCTTCAACATCTCGCTTAATTTGACTTAAATCAGCCCATAGCCCATCAGTTTTGGCCGCTTTTTCCCGTTTCTGCTGATTCTGCAGGTCAATCAATTCCGTCTGCAACTGGCTCAGTTGTTTCCGTTTCTCGGCCACTTCGCCGCCGTTTTCCAGCCTGGAAATTTCTGCTCGTTTGCTGGATTCTGCGGCCCGGGCATCGACCAGATCAGAAGCCATCATGTTCGGGAATATTCCGGACACATCTGGCAGGGATCTGTTCGCCTCATCGATGCGGACCGGGATTTTATCCAACTCCCGGTTGATCTCCGTGCGCTTGGCGGTGACGACCTTTTTGTGATCATCCAAGGTTCTGGCGCCCAGAATGTCCGGCAGCGGGGAAAGTCCGAGATCGGAAGCAATCACATCGGCGTCAGAGATATCTCCGCAGACTTCCAAGAGTATTTTCCGGCGATCCTGCCAAGACAAACTCTGATTGAAATATGTCGGGCTGGTCAGGAGTTTAAATAATCCCTCCGATGCTATGCCGGCAATCATCTGGTCATATTCTTTCTTTTGCGATGGCACGCCGTCGATAAAGTAGTCAGTGGTGTGGCCGGTATGCTCCGCCGTTGCCGCGCCGCGCTTTTTCGCCCAGACCTCTTTGTAGATTTTCTTGAGGACCAGGACCTTGCCATCGAGATCAAAGGCGCCCTCAACGGTGTGCTCCAGGTTGTGGATCGGCTGGCCAGCGGCATCCAAGGTCTTAATTTCAAAGTCCGATTTGTTCTGGCTGTTCTTGCCGAATAATAGCCAGGAAAACGCATCAGCGATGGTCGTTTTCCCAACTGCATTATCACCGAATATGGCCATGTTTCCGCCCTTGGTGTCCAGTTCAAATTCGCGGATTCCTTTAAAGTTTTTCAGTTTCAAGCTGAGTAGTTTCATTCCGTCGCCCCTCCGTCCATAATATTCAGCGCCTTATTTATCGCCGGGATAGCCACAATGCAGGTATCGCATCCGCAGCAAGTACCTTTAACCAGTACCCCGTCGCTATCAGGCCAGATCATTGATTCGTCATGCCAGAGCCGCAAATCTTTCTTTGCTGATTCCAGCGCCGTTTTGATCGCTTCCTGCCCATTGAGCAGGGCCACCACTAACTGCGCCGTTTTGGGCTGGTCTATGATGCCGAGGATCTGGCCGTCTGCCGTGATAGCCGTTTTATTTACTGCGTAGGTCGTCATCTTGGCCCCTCCATTTCCGTTGCAATAGCCTTGGCCCAACAACCCTGGCAGGTATCGGAAACCTGCGCGATACTCCTATCTAGCCTGTTTTCGCAATAGGCATCCGCGTCTACCGCGTCGGGGCAATAACCCTCTCGCATATATTCGATAATTTCCTTTAAACGCTCATCCGTCATCGCTTATTCATCCTCCCCGCCATATGCATGATCACCTTGAAAACCCTGTGCGCCGGCTCGGTCTGTTTGAACCTGGTCAGCATCAGCCACCATGATTTAAGTTGATTTAGTTGACTCCCAGGTGTAAACTGGTTTTGATAAGTTTTCATTTCGTCCTGACCTGCTTTGGCGAGCAGGTCTTTTTTATGTTCCGGAGTCATCTCATCTCACCCCTAACGCATCCGGCATATCGTTCTACAATTTAATTGCCCAATCCAAACTGTCTGCCCTAAATTTTACAAGTGTGCCGCAATTCTCGCACTCCACGCGGTACCAAGCATTCTCGTCGTAAAATACATAACATCTGCCGCCGCATGATATACCATGGCGTTTTGTTTCCTCCCCGTCCGATGCTGATTTCCCCCTTGATGGCAACTCATCAAAATTTATAACCAATTTAACAACCTCCATCCGCAGGTAAAGAGGAACACGGCCCCGGCCAGCGCTACGGATCCGATCACAAATTCGTCGAGCGACCAGCGAAAGATGCAGATTATCCCGCAGTAACCCGTGGCTCCGGCCAAGAGCAGGAGAAAGGCTATTGATGCTCTGATTGGCATTGTGGTTGACCTCCTTTACTTAGTCGTATCGATCATTCTCTCCCAGTACCCACTTCAGCGCACTTATGGTGGCAGTGCAGTCAATCGTGGTGCGAATAGCCAAGCTTTTAGTGATTTTATTTGCCTCGTATTCCCTACGATAGTTTTCCTTTGTTTTTTTAGTTTTATCAATTTCATCCCGAATCTCTGCCTCAGTTTTCATCCCTTTTCTCTCCCCATATCAACCTGTTCTTTATTCCCCTTTTCGTCAGCCGCCGCGCATTCGACACGGCATTGGAGGTGCGCCAGGCGGGAGTCAGACGTGACTTCATTTGAGCAATAGCGGCAGATCATATGCGGTACCCCTCTTTAAATTCCTTCGGGCAATAAATCATCTTTTCCAGCCTCATGGTGTCCCTTCTGAGTTCAGCCATTTTGCATTTCAATTCTGCGGCTTCCGGCATAAACCAGGGAGATTTATCGTCCTTGATTACATCGGATCTGAGTATTTCGGAGATCCGCTCGCATTCTGCGATGATTAGATTTTTCGTGCTTAAAAGTCTCATCCGATTTCCTCCATCAACTTCACAATTTCCGCAGCATCCTTCTTTGCCCCGATAATCGGGCAGGTGACACAATCCTGGGCGCATCTCATGTCACAGCATTTGCTGACCAGGGCCTGCAGGATGTTCGACACCAGGTGTTCAATCCGGGACCAATCCTTGGCCGAGGTGAGCTTCGTTGCGCCGATCTGGCCGACTCCGCGATGGTGCATGGCGTCCATGATCCCGGCCCGGCCAGTGATGATCGGGGCGATTCTTGCCGGTTCCGGCTTTGGCTGGACATCATCAAAGCGTCTGCCATATGCCGGTGTCGGTTGATTCATATCCGGGGTGAGTGTCCCTTTGCATCCCGGGCGGAGGCAGGCCCAATCGCCAGAGGAATCAGCGGAGTGTGCGGTCATGCCGCAGATCATACATTGTCTGGTCACCATTTCTTTCTACCTCCCGGCATGAGGATTACGACCAAGGCCAGGGCGATCAGGTCGAGGATTAGGATTGCTGTTTTCATTTGGTCAGACTCCCTTCTTCAGCTTTTCATAAAAGTATTTTTGCCCTTTTCCCGTGATGCGAATCGTGTACCCGATGAAATCCCCGCTTGTCGGAGAGCTGATTGGCTTTTCCGTCACCTTAAACAGCCCCATGTCCACATAATCCTTGTACGCCATCCATTGGCCGCCCTGCCGGTAGATGTAGCGGTTGACGTTTAACCAGCTGAATAATCTATCCTGCCCGATCTTGATGCCGTCGTTGGCCAGTACCTTAGCGAAGTCCCGGATGAGGATTGCTCCGGCTGAATTGCCGACTGCGTTGCCAAATTCGGCGGCCGGGATGAGGAGCTGAATCTGCTTTTCCTTCTCCTCCAACTGGGCGGCGATCTGAAATAGGAATTTGCTGTCGATCTGGGCGGGGACGTATGCGCCGGTCTTGCGAATCTGTGGGATGACTTCGTGGGTGATCCACCGCTTGAAGGTTTTGGCTTCGGGTTTGCGGGAACCGAGAATTAATGAATATAGCCCCGCTTCATTGACGATGTTCGTTATCTGGACCCGTCCCATGGAGTCGATGACCTCATTTGAACTGACCTCATCTTCGTCCAGCCTCTTAATTGACTCTGAAGGATTGGCAAAATCGAGGATATAACAGACATCATTTGCAATAAACCACGGCTCCCCATCTCTGGTAATCGTCCTGACTTCTTTTTCCTGGTAGTTGAAAATCTGTAGTGCGTCCATGGTTCCCCTTTCTATCTGTTCATTCTGAATAATGCATCCCTGTCGATCCTGACTGTGGTTCCGATCCGCACGATTGGCAACTTGTCCTGATTTGCCTTGTCATAAAGCGTGTTTTTGTGGACCCTGAGCATTTTGGCCGCCTCTTCAATCGTCATCCAGAGCGGGTAATCTGTCCTTCTTTCCATCCTCTCTCCTCCCCATGTTACGTTTGCGATAACTCGGCGGGCAGAAAAATGCCCAACAAATCGACATTTTCCCCCATAATAACTCTTTATCTTATTTATTTAATTGCCGAAATTGTTTCGTTTGCGCTAACACGGGAATTAAAAAAAACGTCCACAAATTCTTCGGGAGAAAACTCGAACAATACCCGGATGGCCTCCATCTCTGATTGGGTAAACGGTCGAGTTCCGCGCTCCTTGAAATTGTAGGCGTTTTCGCTAATGCCCAACTCTTTTGCGAGTTGAGCCTGAGTATAATTAAATCCAACTCTAATACCTTTTAACTTTAAATTAACTGACATCTTCTCACCTCCCGCCTGTTTTTTTGCGTGTTACGTTTTCGCTAACACCAGATTACGCTTTTATTTTCACTTTGTCAACGATAATTCGCTATAAAAACCGTATATTTAAAAATTAATTATTTCGTGTCGGAAAATAAATGTTTCGTTTGCGTTAATATGGATGTATAATAGCGTTAGGCGAGAATAAAATCGTATATGGTTCCGGGGGGGGGCGAGGAAAATGAGGAAAATGACCTATGGCCAGAGATTTAAAATGCTGCGAACTCAAAACGAGATGACCCAGGATCAGCTGGTAGCAAAGTTTAATTACCAATACGCGCCGCTATCAATCACCAAGACGGCAGTAAGCCAGTACGAGAACGAAAAACGGATGCCGGAAACGCCCCTGCTGATTATCTTTGCCGAGTTTTTTGACGTGAGCGTTGACTATCTTTTGGGCTTATCTGAAGTTTCGAAACGAATCTAAAAAGGGGTGATTGCCATGAGAGGGCACGTCCAGAAGAAGGATAAAAACTGGTATGTAGTCCTGGAGGATGACCGGGTTGATAATCAGCGAAAGCGGCCATGGATCTCCGTCCGCAAGGCACTCAACCTAAATAAGAGGGCCACCAAGGCGCAGGCCGAAGAATTACTGATTAAATTGCTGTCAGAAAAACAACGCGGGATTTATATTGATCCGTCAACCAATACCATCGGGGAATATCTGGATCAGTGGATACTGACCTACTGCAAGCCGAATCTTAAACAAAAAACATGGGAAAGTTACGAAGATAATATCAGACTCCACCTAAAGGACGGCATCGGGAATATTGCCATGGATAAACTAAAGCCCGCCGACCTCAATACCCACTACACAAAATTGCTGATCTCAGGCCGCACAGATGGCAAGGGGGGCCTATCACATCGCACGGTAAGGTATTGCCACACTATCCTGCGGAAAGCCCTCAATGATGCCGTTAAATTGGAGCTGGTTGTCCGCAATGTCTGCGATGCGGTTGATCCGCCGAAAGATAACGCTAAAAAGCGGGCACCATGGACAGCAGAACAAGCCGATGCCTTTGCTGACGCAATTATGAATCATCGGATGTCGTTGTTTTTCCTCCTACTGATCTGCACCGGCATGAGGCGCGGGGAAATATTGGGCCTCAAGTGGGCCGATCTCGATCTAACAAAGGCGACGATCAGTATCAGCAATGCGGCCACGACAGTCAGAAAAGGGCTATTGTTTGATGGGGTAAAGACGGAATCATCCATTAGACAAATATCGATGCACAAGACAATGGCCGAAATGCTGGGTGAGCATCGAAAAAACCAACTGGCCGAATTTATGGCCCTGGGGATCAGGGATAAAGACAAAAGGGATCTGGTCTTTGTCAGCCAAAAAGGGACTCCGCTGAATCCGTCTAACCTGCACCGGCTATTTAAAAAGATGATCGTCCGGGCAAAAGTCCCAGACATATCAATCCATGATATCCGGCATACTTACGCCACCCTGCAGCTCCGCCTCGGTGTCAACATGAAAGTCATTCAAGAATTACTCGGCCATGCAAATTGGAGCACGACGGCGAATATTTATACGGCCATCATGGGTGATCAAAAGATTGATGCGGCGAACACTTTCGGAGACTTTTTTCTTGGGAAGAGAAATGGAAGAGAAATCGAAAATGAGGCGAAATAAATAAAAGCCCCGACGGCGCAAACCGTTGGGGCTTCTGTATTTCGTTGGTGGGCCATCAGGAATTTGAATCCTGGACACCCTGATTAAGAGCCAGGCCGTAAATATCATTTGTTATCATTTGTGTTAACACGATATAGTCATTTAGCAGGTATGTTACTTTTGCGTTAACAAGACGATTAACTCTATTTAACATACATTTATCCACCGCCGGGAAGAGAAATGGAAGAGGTTTTTAATTTTGACCGTTTTTTATTATTATGCAGACCAGTTGTATAATAAATTATTGCCGCCTCCGCCAAATCCCCCGCCGCCGTTTCAACGCTCCCCATCCCGTAGGTACAAACACCCCACCCGCCTATTTTGCCACGCTCACAGGGCGTTTAAACGCTTCACTTTTTCGGCGTTTTGGGCATAAAAAAAGAGCCTGACCGCAATGGCCAGACTCTCGATATTTCCGATATGGCGTGACTGGATTGAACAGCCGCCTGCCGGTTTTGGCAAAGCCATGGGGAGCAAAGCCACGAACAAAGCACCCATGGGACCGGCCGTGCTCGTAACACCACCACCATAATTATCTGGCAGCTGATTAGACTGCCGCAGAACTTGATCACCTCCTAAGAAGTAATTTCGGCATCTATCGCCTTTGCCCATTCCTCGCCAAATTCGTCTTTCAATTCTCTTAATGCCGATTCAATTAAAATTTTGATTTGATCACTGGTCACCTTGACCCCCCGGGCCATTAATTCCCCGGCCAGCCAGTCCGCCGCCTTGGCGTACCTGGTATATCCTTTTTGCGCCCAGTAACACTGCTGGGCGTACCTGACGGCCATCACTGCCAGCGTTTGATTGGCTGCCAGTTCTGCTGCCGCCTTGTTGATCTTGTCCAGGCCGACCTTTGCCACGATCAACCGGACCAGGTAGCCCGCCAGGATCGTCACCAGGGCCAGCAGGATCTGTGATAGGATACTGATAAATATATCTTGCATGATTATTCCTCCTTATTTCATTAACCGAGCAACGTCATTCCTGAACGCCGCCCATGTTTCGTGAGCCGTTCCGCACATAAACTTCTTGGCGGCGATGTCCGTCACAAAAAACGCCGGGCAGACCTTCCCGGTCACATCATAATGCCGGATCAGCTTGTCTATCCCCCAGCCATGCCGCTTTAAGATGTCGGCGCAAAGGTGAGCAGTATTGGAATACATGGACCAGAACTTGCCGTCGCTGTTTACGCACATCTCGACCGAAATAACATGATTATTAGGATTGTCACCCCCAATATGCTGGGCTTTAAAAGCGGTGTACCTGGTAGCTCCCACAGAATAAGCCACTTCATCTTCCGGCACACAACGTACAATCTGGTGATCATCAACGCAGTAGTGGGCCGATGCCGCCCTGCCGCTGTTTTGAAAATATCGGGCATTGTTATCGGCATCACTCCCGGGACCCTCGTTGGCCGTCCAGTGCACCGCCAAATATGTCGGAGTATTTTTCCTAAACGGCCGACTTGTTTTATTGGTGATCAGCATATCAATTACCGGAACTGTCAGACCCATTATTGCCATCTCCCTCGCTTGTGTTGCAAATTCTTGCGCGCCCATTGGCCCATTTATAGCCGACACGCTGGCCGGCACTCCCCAGGATCGACGCCACCACGATATCGGCGAAATTGCTGTCCATCCCGCCGAATTTCCAGTATAGACCGACACTTCCAAGCCCCAGGACGATGGCCAGTATTTCGACCACCGTCAGCCCATCGCCGTCATTCCAAAAGCCTTTCATGGTGTTTCTCCTTGGAGCTGCTTTGATGGCAGCCCCTTCAGCTCGTCCATGATCTTCGTGATTGTGCCGTTACCGCCCAACTTATGATAGGCGTCATACATCTCCAGGACGTTCTCTCTGCCATAAATCGGAATCCATCCCTGTTCTATGTATCGATCATAGGCCCTGATGATCTCGTTTCTTAACAGCGCCTGGGTGCCACTATGCAGACATCGCTGGTCGGCTATCTGTTTATGCACCTTGGCCGATAATCGCTTGTAGGCGGCACTTGCGCCCGCTATCATCAAGCCAAATAAGACCTCCATCCAATATTTGATGATAAATTCTTTCAAGGCGCTACCTCCTCATTGTTCTTTGCTTGCCGCCCAGGCGCTTTAGGCTGTTTTAATAAACGCAAATCTTGATAGGCACATATAATAATTCCCGCCTGATGTTCCGTTTATCTCCGCCCTAAGGATATGCGCACCTGCTGTGGATATCACGATTCCGGTCACGTCTTTCCGGTTGGCGCCCGCGGCCCAATCCTGTTGTAATACAACGCGAACATCATCAAGATAAAAATCTATTTTCCCGCGATTTGAATCGACATAACCGTCAATTCGTAAAGTGTAGGTTCCTGCATCCAGTGCAAATGGCGTACATGTAAATTTATCTGTAGCCGTGGATGGAATCTGCACTCCATATTGACTCCAAATGGGGGCACCCGTTGCTAGAGTCATGGCTGCTCCCTCGGTCACTACGCTATCCGAGTGCCAAAGGTCAACGTGGACAGGGACAACCCCCCCCCCGCTAGTGGGAGTAATCCATTTGGCATTGTAATCCATGCCATCTATCTTAGATAGTATCTGCCCCGCAGCACCGCCAACAGGGATGCCGTTTTCTGCTGCCGGTGCGGCCACAAACTCCAAGCCAGAAACGTCCGCTTTGACTGCGACGATCTTGCCGCCCGCTCCGGTGTAATCAGCGGGGGCATCCGTCAAGTCGGTAAACGCTCCCCCGCCACCAGCCGCATCTATGGTGATCGTATTGCCAACCGGCGTGAGCGTAATGTTCGTTCCCGCGGCCAGGATGACGTCGCCCGTCAGCGTGTTGAGTGATTCAACGGCCACCGTCAGGGCGTCGTCGGGATTGCTGGACGTGTTGCCCCCAGCCCCATCCTCTCCGATGATGATGTTTTTTGTCGGGTCACTCCGCCTGAGTCTGTCCTCTTGGTCCCGCTTGCGCTTTAAAACCGATGATAAACTGTCCATTTACGATGGCACCTCCCCATACCAAAACGCCGTGATCCCCATGGTAAACCCGTCCGGCCCCTGGCTGGTCGATATATTTGTCACCCGATAAAGCTCGCTGATCGTCGTGGTTGTCTCTGTCACTTGAATAAAGTCCCCGACCTGCAACCAAGGTACGGCGATGGCTGCAAAATCTACCACGCGACACCGGCAGAGCATCAGCGCCACGGCTCTGTCTGCGATCTCCTGACATTTGGCCACGGTGTCGGCATCCGGGGCATCGATTTTGAGTACCTTCTGCGAAAATAAACCATAGGTTAACGGCGCGCCAAAATCAGCCGTCGCCTTGACTACCGCCCCGTTTGCATCTTGCCCATAAACTGTGGCCTGATAGTATAGGTCGGTGTCGCTGATCGTGTATCCCAGCGAGATGATATCCTCGCCCTCGGCAAAACTGTATGCCGTCGTAGGGCTGACCGGCATCACGTCTCGGGTAAACTGCAAGGCCCCCAACTCATCAACTCTCCAGGTGCTGCTGCTGAGATCAGCGAGCCAGTCCATCGCGTCCGCATAGCTCTCCCAGCTAAAAAGCTTACTGGCCAGCGTCATGCCGGTTGCCTCAATGGTGCCGGTGGTCAGGCCATTGCACAGGCTGACCAAATCTCCAACAATATATTCGATGGTTTTATTTGTATATTTGCAATAATGGCCGCCATCCACAGCATTGGTGACGATCCTGTCCAGCGCCAACTTCCCCTTGTCCCGGCAGGAAATTCTCAACTCTGCCGGGAAATTTGTCATCTCCACGGAGTCCACATAACCGACAAACGTTTGCGCTAAATCAGCGCCATACCCCTGCTCGATAGTCGCTAAAGCGTTTGGCATGATCACCCCTGCCCAATCGCCTGCGCCGTCCGGGGAATACACCCCGCCCGTATTATCCAGGATGATGGTAGCTTGTGCGGCAGCGGAACCGCGAGAGCGATCAACAGATATTGATTTGACGTTTAAGTGTAGTGTCGGTATTTCAGTGTCGTAGATTGCAGAATTCTCGACATCGTGCAGTGCAAAATGGTTATCGCATAAATACAATCTGCCGCAGCGCTCAGTAGTAACATCCAGATCAAATAGCTTTGTCCAGTTTGCAGGATCAACAAAAGTTGCCGCCGTGGCATTTTCGAGCTGATAGAATCCCATGTTTAAGCATAATGCGTAAGCTGTCGAGCCAATACACATAAGCGATACGCTATTGCCCCATGCCGAGCCTGCGTTAAGTATATATGTCCAGTTGCTCCCGTCATTAATGGACTGATACAGCCCATTGTTAGTAGTGGAATTGATGTCAACCAGAAATATGCTGCCGTCTGGTAATTGGCACGGTTGGCTGATTGCTCTGCCGGCGCCGTATGATCCGATAAAACTTACCGTCCAGGTTAATCCGTCATCGTCAGAAAATGACACCTTTGGCTGTGTCCAAATCCCGCCTATAAAATCGTCTCCGCTGACATATGTCAGTACTATTCTACCCGTGGATGTTACGATTGGAATTCCGACAACGGGTTGACCAGTAGTATATAATGTGCCCGCTGTTCCTTCCCCGACTGTCGAATAATACACCCAGTCATCGCCATCTCCAGTTTCCGATATAAAGCATTTCGTCCACGCTGACAGCGCATGATTTGTCGCGATTAATAGCACCGATCCGTCTGATCGTTTGTGCAAGGCGCATTGGTTATCATAAACGATATCGACTGTAATGGCAGGCGTGGCAACGACAGATTCTATGGCATAGTCTGTTTCTAAAAAATCCAGGTCAGCGCTAAACCCGGTCTGCAGCTCCTTGGAGGTGGCGTCGAACCAGCAACACATCCAACTGCCATCAGTTTTTTGCAGCCAGTTTGATACCGCTATGAGGGTGGATGATTGCCCCTGCAACGTCCAGTCTGGCGTCCCGGAAAAATCTGGGCTCCCGGTTGGCGCCCCGGCAATGGTTATTTTGTGAGTCGGCCGGTTGGCGGCGATCATTTGGCGGGATTTAAGGAGGGTTTGCACCTCTGCTGGTATTGTCTGCATGGTTACGCCTCCACTAAAGAGATGCTGTAGTTGATCATCCCGCCATAATATTCCGGCTCAGATAGCGACTCAATAATGGCGCTCAATGTTTCCCCGCCTGCGCCGGTAAACGTTCGGACCGTGGCTGCCAATTTGTCATCCTGCAGGTTATTGTAATCGGCCAGGCTTGTGGTAAATCCCTCCCACGCTGCCCGCTTACGGCTGCGCCCATTCTGCTGCAGGACTGTCGCGGGAGTTGTCGCGCCTGGAGCGGCCAAGATGGTTATCTCATTTATCCCCGCCTCGGCGTGAGGCGGCTTGTATGTGCCCCAGTAATGATTAATTTCCGTGCTACCCCACTGCATTCAAGCCACCTCCTATCCGATTGGGATGAGCCGCGTCCGGTTCGATACTCGCCGGTTTCCTTCTGAGATTTCCCTGGCGATGATCTCGGTCACGCCGATCAGATCGCCCTGATTGTTCACGCCCTTGACCGTAATTACTCCGGCGTGGTTGACCGTCTGTGTCACGCCAACCTTCTGCCCGGACAACGATCTGCCGGCAAAGTCCCCGGCGTTTGTCAGGCCGTTGATGGCCTTTTCGACCATCCCAGTCTGCCCGGTGATGCCGCTAACAAGGCCGGCGCTGATATTCTCGCCAATCCCGGCGAATACTTTTGACGGCGAATGGATACCGAAAACTGCTTTAACCTTTTTGGTGATTCCGTCCATGGCGTCGGCGATCTTCCCCTTAATCCATTTCAGTCGATTAGATATGCCGGACCAAAGTCCGCTGATCATATCGCCGCCGATCGATTTCAACTTGCTTATCAGCCCGGTAAAAATGGCTTTAATGCTGGCCGTCACGCCAGACACTTTTTCTTTTACTGCGTCCCATGCGGCCCCCACTTTGACTTTGATCAGGTCCCAGTTTTTATAGACCGCCACACCGATAACAATCAATGCAGCGACAGCGGCAATGGCAATCCAGACGGGTGCGGATATGGCCGCGAATGCTCCGGCCACCGTTGCCAGGAGTGGGCCAAGACTCGCAAATAACGGCATTAAGACGCTGACACCGGTTGCTATTTTGCCGATGACTATCAGCAGCGGTGCAATCGTGGCTACTATCCCCAGGACCCCCAGAATTAATTTTGCTGTTGTCGGACTCATGTTGCGAAATGCTTCGGCAACGGTCCGAATAATCCCGGCAAGCTCCTTGAGCATCGGGAGCAGTGCTTCACCGACGCTGGCCCCCAGCTGATTAAGTGACGCGGATCCCTCCGCTTTCAGCATGTCCAGTTCATCGTTAAATTCATTAACCCGGTCCAGTTCCTCTTGTGGGATGATCAGTCCGCGTTTCGCAGCTTCGTCACCAAGCGTTTTTAGGGCATCAGCCCCGCCAAGAATTAAAGGATTCAGGTCCTGGGCTGACTTACCGAAGATGTCCATGGCCGCGGCGTCGCGTTCAGTCTCGTTCGACATCTTGGCCAGGGCATTGATGGAATCATTCATCACATCTTCATTGTCCCGCAAATTTCCCTGCGAGTCATAGATTGAAACGCCAAGCTTGTCAAAACTTTCGATGGCTTTTTTGTTTCCGCCATCAGCTGCGCCCATGTTCTTGGTCACTTTACGAAGGGATCCGGTCAGCGTCTCCATGCTGACATCAATGACCTCGGATGCCAGCTGAAAACGCTGCAGAGTATCGGTAGAGAGGCCGGTTACCTTTGCCATGGTGTTGAGATCGTCGGCAGCTTGTCCGGCCTTTACGGCAGTGGTGACCAGCGCAGCACCAGCGGCGGCGGCCGCGCCAGATATTGGCGCAAACTTCGTGCCCGCATTGGAAAGTTTGCTGCCGAAATCGCCTATTTTCTTGGCAGTAGAATCGAGTCGGCCTTCAAGCCCTTTTAATTCCTGTTTGGTCTTTACGATTTCCCGCTGAAAATCCCGATATTGCGCTTCGCTGATTTCGCCCTTTTTGAATTGCTCATTGACCTGCTGCTGGGCGTTTTTCAAGCCCTCCAGCTTGGTCTTTGTGTTCGCCACGGCTTCAGCCAAGATCTTCTGTTTCTGGGCCAAGAGTTCCGTATTCTTTGGATCGAGTTTCAGCATCCGTTCGACCTGCATTAACTCTTTCTGCAGGCCCTTGCTCTTTTTGCCAACATCGCTAAAGGCCTTTTCCAGCAGTGTTGTTTCGCCGCTGATTTCAATTGATATCCCTTTGATTGTGCTGCCGCCCATATGATCACCGTCCTTTAGGCAAAAAACTTGTCAATATCCTTCTGGTTGGAGGTTATTTCATCGCCATCATCATCGATCCCCTTGATCATTTTGATCATTGGGATAATGTCGCTCATTCGCAATTCATTCATTTCCGCAAAACTCAGACCGGATTTCTTCCCGAGCGCCAGGACATTAATGTCCATGCGGCCGGGGAAATTATCATTACTTTCTTTTCCCTTTTTGTGACGGCCCGGCTCCACGAAAAAAGCCGTGGGCCGCCTCCTCCATGGCGGCCACAAGGAAGGAAGGGTCAGCAAGATCAATCTCGCCTAATTCATTGAGCCAAAACTCGAAGGAAGGGAACTGCTGGCCATAGCTGTCGGCCTTGGCCATCGCCCAGATGATCTGAAGCATTGCCAGCATGTCGAGCTTGGATGCGTCCGTGTCAACGTGCTCCATCTTCAGCAGATCACCGAGCAAATCAGTCTTGAATTCCTGTTTGTAAAAGAGTAGGGCCAGAGGCGTAGCCCTGACCCTTATTGTTTTTTCGCCGATATTCAATTCTCTCATGTTATCTCCTTACAGTGCCGCAGGCAGGGTTACCGCATTAAAGAATGCGTTATATGCCACGGTATTGGTCGCGGACAGCTCCATGACCCCTTTAACAACATCCTCGCCGCCGATTTCAATCGGGAAAATGGTCAGGGCCAGAACATCGGTAGCAGGTTCAATCGTTTCACCCTGGGTGCCGTGTTCTTTTTCCGGCCGAGATGCTTGGCAATCATAATAGACAAAGCGCCGGTTCTTGTCGTCCCCCGCGACTTCGCCCATCAGGGCAAACCGTTTAGGCACACCGGCAGAAAGCTCCACCAACATCCCATTGGAGTCGATCCGCCACCCCAGCATCTCGGCCAGCATCGCATCAGTCACCAGAGCCATCTCCAGTTCCGCTGTGTAGCCGTTGTTGGCGGTGATCACGAAATAGGGCCCATTATCAGCATAAAACGTGCTTTCCTGGCCCTGGGCTGTCGGGGCAAATCTGACGGCGCCCGGGACGGCCACAGGCGCGCCATATCCGGTAGCTCCAGCAGTGACATTAGTCGATGCGCCAACAGTCACGCCAGTCGCGCCGACAGTAGCCGCCATGGCCAGAGCTGCATCGTTGGCCGCAATGACTTTAGTTGTCAGATAAACCACTGCACCGATTGCTGATGCCGTCAATCCAACAGCGATGGCCGCAGTATTATTTAGAGTTGTGGCAATAGCTGCGGCAACTTTCGCCGCTGTGCCGTGGGATTCAGTGGAAACCGGAACAACCACGCCCAGTGGCGATCCAGCCACCACGCCAGAGGTGACGGTAAAGGTGATTTCTCCGTCCGTTCCGCACCCGGCAGTTACTTCAATGCTTTCAACCTGGGCAACGCCTTTAAATGCGACATGCACGTTTTCCAGGCCATAAGTTACTTTGTTTCCCATTGGTTAGGCCTCCTTCTTTATTTCCGCCACTACCGCAGCGGCCATTTCGTTTACGCTTGAATAAAATGTTTCGGCGATGAACGGTTTTCCGCGAGTCGTTGAATATTCAAAGATATTCGCCAGGGCTATCGGCCCTTCTTTGCCATCAACGGTAGTCGTATTGCCGACAAAGCGCATCATCTTGTATTTCTTACCCGTGCCCTTCCACGACCGGGAAAAATTGCCGGTTTTCTTTGGCGTGGCTGCCTTAAGGTTGTTAACCAGAGTCTTTTCGGCGGCAGCCAGTCCCTCTTCTGTGGCTTGGTAAATGACATCGCCGTATTCCCGCAGGATATCTTCGATTGCCGATTGTAGGCCGCCAACCTTAGTCGATGTAAAACTTCCGTGCCTTCCGACTTTACCCATTAGGCCACCCTCGACAAAACGCCGGCAATGATGCTGGTAAAATACCCAACGTCATCAATGTCTCCCGCGTCAAATGCCCCGTTTGGCGTCCGGAATCCCGCGCCATGGAGTGCGGCCAGCAAAGCGGTTTCCCTCGCCTTAATCGCCGTTCTTCCAGTCTGAGTGCCGACCATTTCGAGTCGGTAAAAATATCTGACCACCACTTCGGCATTTTTAATTAATGGGTCATTGTCAGCAAATGCCCTGTCGCGGTCACCGGCGAGAGTATAGACAACGTATTCACCGGGATTCGTTGCCCCGGCGATCTCAACACGGCGCTGCCAGAATACATAAACGCCGGTTCCGACCAGGGCGGTATCGAGGGCGGTCTGTACTTTGTCGCGGGCATCAATCATGTCGCCTCATACCTCCTGACCCGGAATTCCATAAATTGATTTTCTTCTTTGACGTTATCAACACCGCAGGGACCGTAGTTGGCAGCAAGGCGTTTGCAGAGGTCTTGCTTGTGGATATCCCGGCCCACGATGGACTTGGAGCGACCACGGCAATCGGCTTCGGCGATAAACTCGGCAT